TAAGAATAGATCTGGTATATCAGCTGGTGAAGGGACTCTTGAAAATTTAGTTGAAGGAATTCCACAATTTAGAACAGAAATTGATAATACGACTGGAAGACAGAAAACTGTTCAGTATATTAAGAGTGGTTTAGATGTTGTAAAATCTGAATTTAAGAATGTAGATGATACTGGATCAACTATTCCAGTTATAGCTGGTTATCCTGCATTTGGAGTTTATCAATCAGCATCTGCCGATGCTCAGCAAATTGAAAATAATGCATATGAAACAATAGTATTTGATACAAAATTATATGATAATGGAGGTGACTTTTCCACAAGTAATTATAGTTTTACAGCTTCTCTAAATGGGATATATCATTTTAATGCAAGAATATTATGGGATGCAAATGAGTCTGCTGGTGATGGAGATTGGGCTGCTGAAGATTATCATCAGATTAGTTTAGTTAAAAATGATAGAACATCCGTACCCGACTCAGCAGATATAGTTGCATTGGAAAGGGATACTATTCAGGGGGCTGTAACAGATGTGTATTTAAGTAATAGGATAGTTAGTGATTTAAGATTAGATGCTGGAGATTATATTTCAGTAGCTGTAAAGCACGTGACAGCGGCTGGGCATTCTCAGTATACTTATGGCCCAACTAATCCATATACGTGGACATCTCTCACAGGACATCTTGTATGTGCAATTTAATAATCTTACTTAACTCTTGAAAAATTATTCTTATGATGAGTAAATTACACCCAAATATTATTTCCTAATGGCACAATACTACGATCCCAGAGAAGCAGCTACTACTTTTAGTTTATATGCAAATATTGCACAAACTCAAAGGCAAAAAGAAGAAGAAGAAGCTAAAGAAACATCGGAAAACATTGCATTAACTAAGGAAGTTGGTGGTATTCCCCTTAAATTATTAGAGACAAGGAGAGCTGAACATCTTCAAGAGGCACGAACTTTATTGAGTCAGCGTGATCCACGTACATCTACTGGATTTAAATTTAAACCTGCAGAGTATGTTGCTCCTGAAAGAAAAAGATATAATCCAAGAAGATTAAAGGATTGGTTTAATGCACGCTATGGAAGACCAGGCGAAGAAAGAGTGACTAGAGAAGCTATAGTAAAACCAAGTGATCCAACGAAATCAGAAATTTTTGAATCTGGTGTCCCTGTCTCTATGTCTACTCCTGAAGGTAATAGAGCTTATATGGAAAGATATCAGGATAAGGCTTTTTATAGAGATTTTACACCTGAAACTGGTAGAGTCCAAGCATCACAGCCAAAATTTAAAACACCACCAGTAGATCCAGTAGATCCAGCAAGAGGTACAATAGCATATGATGAATTAACAGCCAAAACATCACAAGAAGCATCTGATATATGGAAAGGAGTTGCTGAAACAAGAGGAAGGGAGATAGGAATTAGAGAAGGTATGCGAGGTCAATCAGCTCCAGGATATAAACCAGGTAGGCCGTTGATGCAACATAAGCTTAAGGCTAAACCCGTAATTCCAGATGGAGTAATTTCAGAACAAATAGGTAAGCCATTAATTCCTAAAACACAGTATGGTAGTTTTGATGAATTAGTAAGAGCCAGAAATGCTGCTAGAGGCACTAAAGGATTAGGTGTAATACAGGAGCAAGTAAATCAATACATGCCTAAAGGAACATCTTATGGTGAAGCGTCTAAAGCTTTTGATGCTACTAAAGCAGCTACTAAAACTGCTACAGCTGTAGATACAGGAGGCGAAGTTATTGGAGCTGCAGGTGAAACAGCTGGTGGGTTTACTCCTGGAGTTGGTGAAGCTATGGCAGCTGGAGAGTTGGCAGGTATTTGGAGTGAGTCAGGTGGTAGGGGAGAAGATAAAATAAAAGCAACTGCAGGGACTGCTTTTGATTATGGGACTTCTGCGATGATAGCTTCTGGTAATCCATATCTTGCAATACCTGGAGCCATTGGAAAAGTAGGTAAAGCTGCTTGGGAGTATTTAGCATGAGAGGTAAAACAGCTTATCAAGCATATGAGAAAGGTTCCCGATATGGGAAGTTTAATAGTCTTTATGGTACTGGAGACCATCCCAAAGAAGGTGGTAAGATTGTTGAGGGAGTCAGTGGTAAGATACATATTATGGGTGGAAGTGATGATGGAAAGTTTTCTCGGGTTGAAGGTGATATTATGAAAGCTAATCCTAAAGAAGGTGAATATATATTAGCTCAACGAAACGGTTATAGATCTCTTGATGAAGTTCCCGTAGATGAGACAACTGGTTATAGAAAGTATAGTTGGTTATCAAAAAAGCTTGGATTTGTAAAGGCAAAAAAGACAAAGAAAAGCGTATTTGATATTTTTGATGTTTTTACTGCTGATTGGTGGGATAAAAAAGTTTCTGATCCATTACAACAAAAATTTAATATAGGTGAATATTCAGATGAAGCTAAGAGAAATGTAGAATTAGAAAAGATGCTTGGTAGTCAAATTGGATCAGCTATTACTGGACAAGAGGAAATGGAAGGTTTTATTGGTCAACAATTAGGTGAGCAAATGACTCAATTTGGCATAAAAAGAGATATGCTTAGTACAGCTGGTGAGAAACTTGGTACGCAAACTACTGGAGTACAGACAAGTATGGGACAGTATGCTGGAGCAAGAGATATTCAGAAGCAAACTGGACTTATTACAGATACTAGCCCTTCTTTAGAAGCTATGGAAACTCAAGGTAAGATGCAGATGGCAAATATAGGTGCTAGTCGTAAAGATATTTCATCACAAAGACAATTGATTGGAAGTCAAGAACGTGGTGCTGAAACTCAAGCAGAGATTGATATAGCTCAAGGAAAGCAAAGGACACAGCAAGCATTAGCTTCTATGCTTTCAGATTATATGACTGCTACTGGTGAAACAATTGATCAAAGTTTTTTAGATATGTTTACTGATTATCAGGAAGGAACATTTGAGTCTGTAGAGGATTACACTTAATGGCTGATGATACTTTAAAATATGCTATCGCTGGATTAGGTGAGTTAGCTGATTTATATACAAAATCCAAAGCATTGGATCTTGCTCAACAACAATTTCTTATCCAAAGAGAAGAATCTGCTGCTGATCGTGCCTTAAAAGTAAGACAGATAGATCTTAGTGAAGCAAAAATGGAGTCTAATGAAAGTCTTGCTCAATTACAATTATTTATATCTGAAAGGGATCGGTTGTATAACGAGAAAAGAGCACAAGAAAAAGTTCTTAGTACTAGATATAATGTATCACCACAATATAAAACAAGTGCTTTTGAAGATATTCAAGGTATGCTTACTGGATCTATGGATGATAATATTGGTGTAGTTAATAGGCAAATAGGAGGTATTCAAAATAATTTAACTGATCTTTCTCGACAGATTGGAAATCTTCAAGCTCAAGAACAATGGTTTGCAGCTGAAAAATCAAAGTATGTTGGTATTAATAAGGTTCTTCAGGAGCATGAATTCCCAAAAATGATAGAAGCTGCTAAAAGTCTAGATCAATTTAAGGGTCAAGATCTTGCTGGTGTACGTACTGCTTATGCAAAAGAAATGCAGCCTTGGCGTAGAACAATGTTGGCTGAAGGAATGACTACAAAACTTAAAGCAGAGTCTGATAAATATGCTACTACTCAGTTTAGTGCTTTACAGGTATTTACTAGTAGTGAAGGATTTAATTGGAATAAGCAGTTTGGTTCGGAAGAAATGGCTAATGCTGCTAAATCAGCATTAAATGTTAGTGATTATAAGGCATTTTTAAATAGGTTGAATTATCCTGGTAATGAAGCACTAAGAAATGTGTTTGAAAAAAGTCTTTCTTTTGGGCCTATGCTTGGTAATATTGAAGCTAATGCAGCTAGAGTATATGAATTAGATGCAGAATTAATAGGAGAGACACCACCTGAAGGATCTGTTAGGAATAATGTGTTAGATGATTTTACTGCTATTATGTCTATATCTGATCTTGCTGCTAATGATAAGGCTACATTATTTGAAGCTTATGACAATTTTGTAAAAAGTAGAGGTATAACTGATCCAAATAGTCTTGATCAAATGTTTAATTTAGTTGAAGAGAAATATGGAGAAGATCTTGAATCAGATTTTAGTACATGGTTAGTAAATCCTGAAGCTCTTACACCAATTAAGCCTGCTATGCCAGGTGCAAATATTAGTGAATTAAGTTCATTAGATGAATTAGTAGCTACACATGAAACTACAAAAGCTGAGAAACTACAAATTAAAGAAAGTAAAGAATCTAAAGATGAATGGACAAATACTGCTGATTCAAAATTTAGGAGGATGTATTACAGATCTCCTTTAGAATTAAAATCTATTTTAGATAAAATTTATTCTCCACATCAAGATCCAGGAGTTGTTTATCCTGATGGTAGAATGCCTGTTATGTCTGATAAAGGAGTTGGAGTTAAAAAAATAAGTAAAGCACAGTGGGAAGATTTAGATAATCATGTTGCAAGAACAGTTAGTGCTATGCTAATGCAGCAAGAGCCTGATGCTGTAGATTATTTAGCTTATATTACGGGATCCTTATTAAGTGCAGATATGCAGGGTTCGGTACTAAAAGGTGAAAAACCAGCTATGAATCTTCTTGAAAGTTATGCAGAATATAAAACACACATGCAAGATGAATTTGAGTTTTCTCCTGAAATTAAAAAGCTTATGGAAAAGTATAAAGTTGCTACACCTTCTCCATTAAGAAAATTGGCTTCTACTATAAAAGATACATCTGAAACTAGACAACTTATAACTCCAAGTGATAGTCAAGAAGTAGATATTGATTCTGGATTTGGAGATTTTTATAATATGGATCCTGCTCTTGTTGATAGAGCATTAGATAAAATAGTATACGATCCTAATACTTTACAGATTTATAGTGATGAAGATTTGGGTGTAGCTCAAATTTATAATACACCAGATTGGTATGATTATTGGAATGAACAAACTGGTGGACAAGGTTTTCCTTTAATGCAAAATGAAGGTGTAGTTGAAGCATGGACTGGATCTGGTCTTGGTTGGGGTAGAGATATATTCTCGGAAGAATAATGCCACTTCCAAAGGAATATTATAATATTATAGGTGCAGGTGCTGAAACGGGGATATCAACCTTTCCAGGTTTAAATCCTCCAGGCATTACATATCCTGCATATGGTGGTATTTTTGCAGAAGAACCTGAACCAGTTGAAACTGGAAATATACAAGACTTAGCTTCTAATTTACTTTATGGTGGTATATCTGGTACAACTTGGTCTGCAGTTGATTTACAAGATAAAGATTGGGAACAGATGAATACCATGGAAAAAACTGGTTGGATTCTTGGTGAAGGTGCATCTTTATTTTTACCTATAGGCCCATTTGGATTACTTGGTAAAGCATCAAGAGGTGTAGCAAGAGGTTTAGGTAATAGATTTACAAAAGATCTTATACAGGAGGCTGGATCACTCACTGCAGATAAGGCAGATACAATTTTAAAAGGCGTTAATGCTGTAGCTAAAAAAACTGGTCGTCATAGAGATGATATTATAAAGGGATTAAATCAGGATGTTCAAAAAGGACTTAGAGATATTCTTGGTGATGATGTTGGGCTTAGATGGGTTAATGAATTAGGAATAGGTGGGACAACAGCTGCTCAAGCACAGGAATTATTAGTTAAATCAGGTAGTAATGCTGTTAGAAGTGCATTTAAAAAACAAGGTCTTCCTGATCTTCTTCCAGAACATTCTGATTATATATCAGGTCAATTTGTTAAAGGTCTTTCAGAAGGCAAGTATGTTAATGATGTAGCTGAATGGATAGAACGTTCTATAGGAGGCCCATTACCAGAAGGTGTAGCAAAATATTTAGGTATGGCTGCACAGGATATGATGATGATGAGTATTCATTCTATTGGATCTGGTAAGATAGCAGAGCATTTAAGGGGGGAAGCATTTGATACTGATTCAGCATTAAGTCATTCAGCAATTATGGCTCTTGCTTTTCCAGCTATAAGACTTGTTCCTTGGGGAGGAAAAGAATCTTTACGGAATGGTATTCAGGCATATGCAAAATCATATGGAAGAACTAATTATAAACGAATAGCTAAAAATCATGGTGATGATACTGTTAGAGGTATGGCATCTATCATGGCAAGAGGCGGTATGAAAGATCTTATTAATAAAAGTAGTTTAGATGGTCATATAATAATGAGAGATGGTAAGAAATATATAGGTACTGCAGAGATAGAAAAATATTTATTTGCAAAGGGTGATAAGCAAATGCCTATGGATCATGTTTATCAAATATTAGAAAAGTATAAATCTGCAGTTGGAAAAGAATTGAAAAGTAATTGGAGTAAAAATTATATATTAGATATTGCTAAATCATCTCCAAGAATGGGACTTGGTGTACTTGCAATGAATCATGCTGTATTTAGTAGTGGTATTTTTAATGATATGGAAGGCCCTGAACTTGCATCGCATATATTTATGTCAGCTATAATGACAAAAGGAAGAGGAGCCTGGGGTAGGGATACCCAAAGAGCTTATATGGCTGATTTCACCCCATATTTCGAAGCATTGCAGCTTTTAGGAGCTAAGCCAGAAGTACTACAGCAAAGAATGTCTACATATACAAGAGAACAGATTGCTGGTACATATGGAACATCTTTTGCAACTGATCCTATTGGTCAGAAGATTGAGCAGACATTTGATACTGTTCTTAGCAGAAAAGGTAATAGAAATGAAGAAGGTCATCCAATACAATATGGGTTTGGTGGAGATTTTAGTCCAAGTAAACATAAAAAGGTGGATGAATTTGCTAATATATATAATCTTATTAAAAAAATGCGTAATCCTGATATGTCTGAGGATGATATTTTAAAGCCTAGATTTATGAAGGAAAAGGCATTAGATGAATTATCTGATGCTATAGATAATATTGAAGTAGAAGGTGGAAAGACAATTAAGCAAGTTGGTTGGGAGGGTACTCTTGCTGTAATGTCTGAAAGACCTGCAGATAGAATAGTTGATATATATGGGAAGATGATAAATGAAATGTCTGATAGATTTGGTATTGATGCTTCATTTGATGAATCTATTATAGGAAGAGGTAGAATATCTGGTCAGCTTATTAGTTCACCTGAGCTTATGGAGATGGATGGTGCTATGACTTATAATAGAGTTATGCAACGCTTAGATTCTATGGGGAGAGCTGATATAAAAGGTGAAGGACAGGATATTAGTAGATTAAAAGGGAATGTTGATGAAATTAGTGCAGGGTTAAATAAAATAGCTGATGGATGGATGGATGTACTAGATGCTGAATATGGTGGACACAGGCTTTATAATAATCCTTATGATAATCCTTATATGGACTTTATGGGACGGGCTGCAAATATAGGAACTAAGAATTTTATTCGTAAAGTAATGATAGGTGATGTATCTGATCCAGATGCTGGACGATTATCTCGATCAATGGCAAAATTGTTTGGTGTTGAAGATACTGCTGATGGTAGTATAAGACTTAGAAGATCTCTTGAAGATTATACATTTGAAGAAACAGTATCTGATAAAGATGCTTCTAGGTTAAGTAAGTCAAAAGAAACTTTAAGACCTTTATTTGAGTTAATGAAACAGAAGCATAAAGTAACTGATAATCCTCGAAAACAGGGTGATCCTATTACTATTGATGAAATGGAAGCTGCAGAAGGTATTTTCGCAGAAAGATTTAATAGGATGCCCGAAAGATATAGAGAGAACTTTTATGGAGAGGGCTTGATGGATCTTCACCGAACTATATTTGGTCTTGATAGATCTGACCCAAGATCTGTGGCTACTGCAAAAGCAGTAGTTGGTGAAGATCTTGGATATTATGATGGAGATGTGTTAAGGTTACCAAGTAGAAAACATGTTGCTGCGATTGATCCAAGTGCTCCAAGAGAAATTGTTGAAAAAGCTAACCAGGCATTGGATAGAATAAGTAATATACTTGGGCCAAATGCAAGACGGTCTGAATATGAAGTAATGGATACATCCAGACCTGAATTTGCAACTCTTACTATAGAAAAAATACTTGAAGTTGATAAAGCTGTTGGGAATGAAACTATTAAAGATCTTTTAGATAATGGTCTGAAGGCTACTAATGAAATACAGTTTAAAAATAGTAATCTTCAAAGTAAATTAGAAACTATACAGGTAGCTCTTGAAAATGCACAACATTCATTTGATACAGGAACATTAAAAACTAAAGAAATAGATTTAGTAGCAAGACAGATTGAAACGCTTATTGATATGGGTGTTAAAAAAGATGTAGTAGCATCATTAGAAACTAATCTTTCTGAAATGAGGCAGTTTCTTGCAGAAGGAGATCAAATAGACGATTATGTTAATAAATATAATGGTAGTATGATGTCTGTACAGGAAACAGTAAAAGATATATTAAGTCGGGAAGTAAGATCTAAGCATGAAGTACAATCTATTACAAATAAAATTATTAATTTAGCTCTTCTTGGTAAACCAGGTGGAGGATTAAGAAATACTCAGGCAAGGGAGGCAATAGAAGATTTTAATGCTAGGTTGTTGGACTTACAGCCCGATATAGCTGATAGAAGCAAGCCTTTTTCTGATTTAATTATTGATTATAATGAATCAGGAAGCTGGACTAAGGCTTTGGATGTTGTACGAGCAGTTAATGAGCGTGTTGTAGGGCAGGTTCTAGGTAATAGTAGGAATCCTATTATATCAGAGAGTGCTAAACAGCTTTGGGAAAAAACATTGAATAGAAATAAACTAGATCATGGGCAAAGAACATTGCAAAGTATTGCCAAAGATTATGGTATAGTTGATCCAGCTGATAGAAATGAAATTGATCCAAGATTTATAGATAAGATTCGTGATAGAGCGAATCCTAATAGTGTCGAAGATACATTTCTTGATATAAGAGAGAGAATATTTGATAATAATACACAGGCTGAAGCATACAGATTATGGAGTAAGTTTATTGCAGAAGATAGTAATATTCTTGCAGATGCATTAATCAATGGAAGATTAAGAAATACCGCTAGAATAAAATCAGGAATAATTGAGTTTAATCCTGAAGGTAAATTTAGAACTACTATTAATGATGATTTTTTTGATCGTATTGATATCACTGGTGATAGAAATGATCCATATGATTTATGGCATTTAGATGATACTATGACTATTAAGACATATGATAAGAATAGAACATTTTCTCTTGATTTTTTTAAAGATGGCGATCCACTACAAATACAGAATCTTATCAATAATCAAATTAGGTTAAGTGCATTAGGCCCTGAGATTTTAAAAGAACTTAAGGATTCTGGATTTAAGATAGATCCTAATAGTGATAAATTTATAAATCTTCAGGATGTACCTGTAAGTCCATTGATATATATGCGACCATCACCTGGATCAAGAATTATGTTTGTTGCTACAGATGCTAATGTTAATAAGTTAAATTCTGATTTTGAATTATGGCTTACAAGAAAGGCTGATTATTTTGGAGATAAAAGTCAAGCTCAAAGAGATAAGTTTTTAGAATTATTTGGTGGTATGATTGATGGTGCTAATACAAGTGCTTCACTCAGGTTGAAAATGTTATTACAACATATTGATTATACTAGAACAGGACAGTTTGATAAATGGATGCAGGAATATTCCAAATCAATTCCAGATTATGGTGAAGTAGCAAAAATTGAATCTGATTTATATAAGCGTGGATTTCTATCTGATGGTGGTACTACTCAGAGATTTAACGAAAAAACACTAAGATGGAATGCTGCTCGTCATCCCGATCAAGATGTAATGGATTTCTCTAGATTGTTACTTGATAATAATATGCAATATACTGTAGCACTTCTTGCTGATGAACCATTTTCGGATTATGATAGTTATAATGCTAGTCATAGTGCAACTAGAACACCATTTGATAACAGAAGAGTATCATCTGAAAAATTAGCTGAAACTGGATTAGAGATGGATGGTAATCCTATTATGCAGAGTTTGATAGGTAAACAAATATATGATGTACAATCTGGTGCTTATAAAAGTCTTGAATCTTCTATGCTTGATGGTGCTAAGATAGTAGATGAATATCTTGGAAAGTTATTGTGGGCAAAGAAAGGTGGAACAGGTGAGTGGAATGGGGCTAAAACAATTATCTTTTCCACGGGTGAGAATTCTATGCTTGGAAAAGGCTTTGCTGTTTATATACCTGAAGTATCAAGGGAAATGACTACTCGGGGAATTAATCTTTTATTGGGAGAATCATCAGCTAAATCATATACTGGTAAAAATTTAAATGGTAATGATATTATTCCATTAGCACATTCACAATCAAATCTTGCAAGAGGTTGGACAACAGATATTTTCCCAAATATTACTAATGATAATATGATGAGTATGAATATTGATGGTCTTGGTGTCCAATTTACATCAAAGAATGTTGAAGGTGTTAATATATCTGCATCTATGTTTGATTGGCAAGGGCCTGGTCATGTAAAACGTGCTGCTGAATGGATGGGATTAACAAATATTTTAAAAGATAGTGCTAATCTAAAATCAATGATAGGTGAAGGCCCTGATTTTATTAGAGCTGTATTTGCTGAAAAAGAACAGCAGGGTTTGATTTATACTGAAGGCGGTATGGGCTTAACAGCAAAGATGATTGATTTTGGTATTTCATCTCAAAATCCACTTGTTAAAGCACAATTAGATAAAGTATTAAGAAATGAAGATTATAAAATGCTTACTAAAGTACCTATTGAGTATGGAGAAGATAATTTTATCATTCCAGATATAACAGGTGAATTATCTAATCCAGTTTTTGCTGAATTAAGATCAAAAGTATTTGAATTGGATACTCAAGGTAATCAGATTGAAAGTATGGGAGATAAAGCATATAATAAAGCTATACAATTTGGAGGTATTGCTTTACCTGATCATACTGCACGTAAAAAAGTAAAGGATTTAAATGAAAAGATTTTTGTATTTAGAGATGAGAATGGTATAGATCATGTTATTCAGCACGATGTTGAAACATCTATAAAAGGAGATGAAGGATTTAATTTTTATAGTCCCTTTTATGAAACTTATAATCCAGAAGCTCATCATATGGCAGGTAGGGATCAAGGTGGAAATTTAATATCATTAGATGTTGTAGGTAGTGCTTTTGAAAACAGAATGCAGACAAGCAATACATTCAAAAATAGTGTAAGAACAGTATTAAGTGAAGTTGCTGATTATATAAAAGATCATAATCTTGATTTTGTACAGGTACATCAATTACTTTCTGGCAGGTCTGTTACTTCTAGTGGTCAAAGATTGCGATTAAAATCAGTAAGTGCTGATGTATTAGAAAAACTAAGTCCATCGCTTGGTGCATCTGTTAATGCTATTCCTAAGATAGCTAAGGATCAGCCAGTTATGCGTGTAAATAGGATTAATGGCCCAGATATGAATGGTATTGTTCAGGTTAATTCACATGATCTTAGAACTACATTGCAGCGTGACAATGATGGTGATCATTTGTATTCTTATTTAAAGGTTCCGCATCAGCTTATTAGAGATTATGCTAATGATATGGGACATAAATCTGATTATGAAATGTTTGATAAAAATATAAATCAAAAAGATATTAATATATTTGGTATAGCGGAAGTTGGTAATAGATATGTTGCAGGACAGAATGAATCATCTATTGGATTTTCTCAGTATTCAAATCATTTATCTAAATCAAAAAAAGCTATTGGATCAATTATATCATCACGTCGTGCTTTATCCTGGATGGAAAATACTGGAATGAAATATAAGGGTGAAAATTTCTTAAGAGAGCTTTCTGCTAAAAAGGATTTAAATACTGATGATATGCAGGTATTGAATAGAATGATGGATGTGTTTCAAAATGCAGTAGATATCCATGGTGGATATAATAGAGTAATGGCTGAAAATGCGTTGAGAGATTATTTCTTTTGGGGTGAGATACCTGCAGATTATACTGCTCCTGTAGGTTCATTAGAAACAACTCATTCTAGAAATAGTGTTATGGGGGATTCTAAAAAAGTTACTGATTATGGATATGGTACAAATAAAGATGTTCAAAGATTGGGTTTTAATATTATGCTCAGGACATTAAATAAAGCTAATATGATGGCTAATGATACATGGGATACAGCAGGCAGCAGAGCACCTGAAGTATGGGAATTAAAAAATGCTCATAGAGATATAAAATCATTATTTGCTGATCCAACGAATTTTATAGCTGGTGAAATTGTTAAAGAGATATCTAGATTAAGATTTTTAAATAAGCATAACAAAGCAAATGTTTTACAGAGGCAGTTGATTAATGAATATTATCAAGAACATCTTAAAGATGTTAGTGATATGAGATCAATTAATAAGTTTTTAAAAGAGCTTAGGAAAGGAAGAGTAAAAGCATCCAAAGAGTTATGGAGTTTTACAGATAAAGAAAATGCTTTTGAATATAGTATTGGTGGTAAGATACTTGATGAAGTAATGAAGAAAGGTATTTATAATAGTCCAGACATGCCAGACCTTGATGTATCAAAACATACATCTGCAGGTTATATTGTTAGAAATCTTGTAGATAGAGTTGCTATGCATAGAGCATTTGGAAGGGATCCAGTAAGAGAATTTGATGCACAGGAATTTGAAATTCCAACTATGGTACCTGAAACTGAATTTACAAGTAATATTACAAGGGTTAAAACAGCTGTTACAAGAGGTCATGTAAGAACTATATTACAAAAAGAACATAGAAGATTAAGTGAATCGTTAAGATATTTTAATGAAGAGAAATTTGTTAACCCTACTAAACTTTCTTCTATAGAAAGTAGATTATCTGATGTTTCAGATTCTATCCGAATACTTGATATTCAAGCTGCACATGATATGGTAATAGATCAAAAGAATATTAAATTAGAAACATTTGATAAGAATATAAGGGGTGGTAAGAATTATGAAAGTGAATTAAAATCTGATGCTATGGTTTATGAGATTAATGGTAAAATTAATAAAAAAGATATTGCCAAAGAGCCTAATCCAAGATTGATTGATCATGAATATGAAGGTGTAGATATTGATTATGGCAATCTTAAGCCTATAGGATGGTTTAAAGAAGGTGATAAATTTACTGTAAGAAAGAATAAAAGTTATATAGTAGATATAAGACCTATTATGAGAGAAAGTACATCATCAATTGAAGCAAAATATTCTGAAGCTTGGAAGCAAGTAACAGGTGTTGGTAGAATTGGTTCAAGAAATCTTATTGCTGATCCAGTAGATAGAGAAATATTTATGTATGAAGTTGATCAATTAAGAAACTATCTTGATGGATCCTATTATAAAACAATAAAATCAGTAAAGCATGATAGAACTTATAGTAAGGATGTTTGGGATTTTGCATCTTCTAAGGAACAAAATCAAATAGATTCTTTTATGAATAGATGGAGAAATAAAATTGTAGGTGAAGGAAGTGATATGGATAGTGCAACACTTCTTATGAGATATTTATTGCAGCCTCAGGTTATGACTGGTAAATATTTGTCTGATGGTACTACAGAAATGCCTTATTATAGAGTTAATAAAAGATTATTACAGCAATTATTTAATTGGGGTCTGGATAATAAGCAAATTAATATGGAATCTTCAATAAAAGATATGATTCAGAAGGTTGAGAAGCAATATCGTGGGGAAAAGTATGAAGAAGATCTAATGGCTGAAGGATATAAGTATATGAATAGTCACGGTTATAGATGGGAGAATCTAGGTAAATTTGCAAATATAGTTAGATCTCTATCTAATGGTTGGTTTGCAAGTCCATTTTTTGCAGATATAGAAGCAAGTCATAATCTTGTGAACAGAAGGTTTAGTGATCCAATAACTGTACGTACAGCAGCAGGTGAAAAGCTTAGAATAAAACAAAGAATTCCTGATAATGTATTTGATAAAGAGAGTGCTAATGGTAAAGGCTGTCTATATTAATGAATGAAAAATAACGAAAATGTATTGTCATATATACAAAAATTTGAAATCGAAAATAGAAAGTCGCCCCTTCCAGCGGTTAAAATTTTCAAACCTTAGGATAAAGTATGGGTTGTAATTATAGTACTAAAAATCGGAATGATCATATAGATAATATGGGATTATTGTGGAAAAAATGGTCTAAAGATAAAAATATAAGATATAAATATGGTAATTCTGATGGAACTTTAAATATAGAAGTTGCAAAAGAAAGACTTGTGGACTTTGCTCAGTATAAACTTAATTTACCCTTTCATCAGGACTATATATTGTCTAAAAATGAAATAAAAAGAATTGAAACAGAAATAGATTCACATTCTAAAGATTTACAAGGGAAATTTTCTGAAATAGCTGGTATAGTCCCTGAAGGTGTATCTAAGCAGGATCCAGTATCAAGAAAGTTTTATTTAACATTAAATGATGTATTAAACAAATCACGTGTCAATACAGGTCTTAAAGAGAATGCTATGGCTGATGTAACAGCACATTTCCTAGATGCTTATACAAATGCTGGATTAAATAGGAAATATTTTAGAGTAGGCATTGATGCTATTAATGAATTAAGAGATCTTAGGCAACAGGCTATGGAAGCTCCTACTGCTGATATAAAACACAAATTTGAACAAGCAATACAAAAGTTTATAAATGGCGATGAAGGTGTATTTTTAAAACAATTCCAGATATTAAGTGAATTATCTAATTCAGACTTTAAGAAAGTTAGAGAAAATGCTGAATATTTGGATCCAAGAACAAAAGAAACAGAAACATTTGATCCACATATACTTCAAGCTGCTAAACAAAGTAGACAGTATCTTGATAAGATGGGTGGAGTATTTACTACTGGATTAACAAAATTAAAAGATGTTATAGATAAAAAATATAAATATGATACACAATCATCTCAGAGATTGAAAAAAGATATAGATATAGCAATAAAATCTATTAATAATTCTAAAGAAAAGGGTGGATATTGGCCTGGTGTATTTCTTACAAATCTTGTTGATGTAAAAATGGGCTTAGAATCAATGCTTGGTAGTACAAAAAGGGGTTCTCTTTCACAAGAAGCTACAAAATTATCTAGTATTTTAAACAAGATACCTGGTATTCCAGATCATGCAAAAGCAAGAAATCCAAATTTGAATCATGTATGGGATCAGGATCCACTATTCGTTATGGGACAATATGGTAAAGATGCTATTACATTTAATAAACTTGTTTTTGCTCAAGATGCATTATTGGATGCAATGAGCCAAATTCCAAAAACAAATAATACAAAATTTTTAAAGGGATTAAAAAAGTTTATAGTTGAAGAATATACTGTATTTACTGAAGGTACTCAAACTAGACCAGATTGGGTTAATAATATGGTTTATTATGTTAATGCATTTCAAACAGCAAGAACAATGGGTTTTAATATAACAGGAGCAGCAAAGAATGCTGCAAGTGCTGTTCATTATTTTTCTCATGTAGGCCCTGCTGCTGTAAAAAGAGCATCTACAACATTACGTCATAATTCAGAAATTAAGAAAATAGTAAATGATCTTGAAGAAGAAGCTGGTTTTAAGTTTGTTGATCCAGCATCTGAATTATTTTCTGAGGGATTAATAAAAAGAGCAGATTTTGATCAGGCAAAGATTGAATTTGATCCTATTACTGGTAATATAAAATATAATGGAAGTCCTATAAAAGATGCTATAGGTGAAGTATCTGAATGGAGTATGGGTAAATTACTTGTATTTCATAGGCTGACTGAAAACTGGCAGCGTAGATGGATGTATAGAACAGCTTTTGTTTTAAAATACGAACAATTATTAAATAATTCACCTATATATAGTGAAGTAGATGCTAAACTTTTTGCAAAAAATCATGCTTTGAAAATGGTAAATGGATTTGCATATGAATATGCACCACATGCTAAAGCAAAACCATTACGTGGAACAGGTAAGCAAGTAGATGAACTTGGCGAACAAATTGTAGTAAAACGTCCACTTATTGGTGGATTAAGTGAAATAGCATTTCATTTGTTACATTATCCGATGTCTTTAGCAGAAACTCATTTAAGTGCTTTAAAAGGAGCTGGTCAAGCTGTTAAAGCTGGACAATTTAATTCGGATGAAACAATGTATGCAGCAAGGTATGCTGGTGTTTTTGGTGTAATTCAACTCGGTTCTATACTTTTAAATACAGATTTAAACAATTTATTTGAGAATGAAACAATAAGTAGAGTTCGTAGAATTCATGATGATCTTACTGTAGGTGGCGAATATGATATACAGGACTTGCTTAATCCTGATTATCGTAGTATGAGTGATTTAACATTTTCTGAACAAGATGCAACAAGAGTAGATGTACCCAGTGATACTCCAATAAAATCAATATCTCAAGCTGGTCAGGTATTTCCTCAGGATTTTATTCGATCTGGAAGAAAAAAGAATACTTTTGGTCTTACAGCTGAAATTTTTGGGCCTACATTGGGGCATGCAAAATATGGTATGATACAATCTGGTATAATAGATTTAGATCAAAGTACTTTTAATAAAATTGTTTGGGGGAATGTTGATTATAGTAAAGAAACTGAAGAATCAGCTCGATATACAGCTTATCAGTATAGTACAGAATATGGTAGATTTGTTAATAAGACTTGGCCTGCAGTAAGAGATGGTCGTGGTATGGATCTGATAAGACATTGGTTAGGATTATATCCAAGATCATGGACAAAAAAATATCACAAATCAATATTTGGTCAACCACAATCTAAACTTAGATTAGCAGGATTAGCTCCAGAGGCAAAATCAGCAGTAGGTGTTCTTGATCAAATGCTTGAATATGAATATGCAGGGGCAGGAGTATAATAAGGAGAATTCCTACCCCCTTGTGCTTAATCAAAAAATGTATGGTTTATCGAGAATGTTAGTCTTGTTGTGAATGATAGTATATGTATTGATATGCCAACCATGTTTGTAATCATTATTTCAAAACAAAATGGAAATAATTGAAAACATATATAGTCTTTTTCTAATGTTATTCTTGATATGTTATTCCCTATATTCATAACTAACTCCTATTGTTCTAAATATAACTCCGCTCTTTTAATAAGATCCAGCCATTCATCGTATTCCATGACGATATAAGCTTTACCACGATCTTCACGAACTAATGCAATATCACAGCAATCTGGAGGTTTTAACCATTTTGCTATACGTTTCCTTCTCTTGCATTGTACTTTATACTGGCCTATAAGGGCGTCAACCTCTTCTTCTAGTCCAAGCGACATTCCATTAGAGGCATAGGCTCTTTTGGCCTCTATGCCCCTGTTTTTGGCTTTATTTACACATTCACGTTCAAATGTATTTCCTTTAACTTTACTTGGATGTGTCATGACTGACTCTTATTGATTTTTTCTTCTCTAGTTCTATCTTTGAAGTTTACATTATGTTTATCTGCAGTAGTAGGTTCTCCATCAAGAGCAGCCTGAGCTAACTGTTTCAAATGCATTGGATTTGCCTGATCACCTGCTGTAGCTATTTTACAGAGTGTAAGTTTATACCAATTGAAATGTCTTTTATAGTAATCATCTTCCTTCATAATCCTAACCTTGATTTGATTATCTTTATATCTGATTGCATTACATTGATCATTTGTTCCAGTTTTTTGATTTTATTAAACACTAATGTGATGCCAGTCGCTGTTATTTTTCCTTCAGGTTTCTTTTTTTGGAATATTTTATCTTTGAATGTATCTGTTTTTTCTTCCATGTTATTTCCTTAGGTTGTGTCTGCCTAATGCGATCCACATTAGATCAGGCGTTAATCGTTTAACATTTCCTAGATGGCATCTTTTAGCCATCCTATGAACCATTCTATATAGTTCATCTTCTATTGATTCCATGGATCCAGATCCTAGTTGTACATTACAGGATTTGAATTCATTCTTTATCTGTTTTTTCGTCATCTTAATTTCCTTATTCCTTACTATGTCTTTCTCTATGGCATCTACAACATAAAATAATACATTTATTTATTTCTTTTACGATTGTACTCCATGCAAACCCACCTTGATTGATCATATTACCAATACTATAAGATTTATTATCATTATGATGATGAAAATCTAAAGCTGAATGAGTAAAATTCTGATGAGTTTTTTTAGAATAATTACAATCTTTACATGCTAAAGTTTTTTTCCATTTTATAAATGTATTACGTTTATTTGTTCTGTACTGTTTCTTTACTTCTAAATAACACTTTTTACATTTACGTCTTCTATACCAACTTCCATCTTGTTTTCGTTTGCCTTTTTGAAAATCTTTTAATGGAGCAAGTAATCCACATTGATTACAACTTCTAATGTCTATCATTGTTTACTCCCCTGATAAAAATTTATAGGCAGGATTCTACAACGTTTTTGTGTGACACTTCAAGCGAGGCTTACATCATATCGCCCAGTACGGATCTGGGGAACCCTGCCTAATTTAATGATTCAATTAGCCCCTAGGAACGCACATGCTCCTTTAACCGTGTATGTTTATAGTCTGACATATGATAGGACGCTAGCTTTATTACAGCAATAACCTATCAGGGATGCCCAGCATTTTTACAGAGATATGACAGTTAGATATAGTCAATATTACCTTCGCTGTTCATCGGTGATTGAATCAAATTAATGGCAGTATATATTTTCCTATAGATGAAGTCCCATATCTTCTATAAGTCTGACTTACACAGTCCCGAATCCCGAGGATTACTGCCAAAAATTTAAGGGGGAATTCCCTTGACCAGTATGACAGTGAAGTCAAGATCCCCTGCCACCATAGAGGCTACCCCCTTAAGTTATAGGTGATACTATCTCAGTAGCCAACCGATTGCCATGCTTCTTTTAAAGCTAACAGTTTATAATATCACCTAATGTTAGTTTTTTCCATTATTTCAACTGTTTGTTTAAGTTCTTTTATTAACAATAGAATTCTTTCTTCTTTAGAAGAGACTGGTTCTGTGTTTTTTAAGATTTTATGTAATCCTTCTAATAAAATTGAAGGTTCTTGAATATGTTCAAATATCAGTACTGGTACCTTCATGGACTTAGGCATTATCTGAATCCCCCAACGAAATTCTTCCTTAGAAGTCTTACACCAGGGATTTTAGTACCATCTTTTAGTTCATCTAGTATTCTTTTCTTGTCAAGTTTCTTTGTTTGAACGGTTATCCAGTATTCATCGGGTATGTCTTGTTCGTCAATTACTTCGACTGCACCAGCGGATTTTCTTATCTTTAATGGATTAAATACAGAGTTCTTGGGCATTGTATTCAATTCTCCATGTGATTCGATAACAAGCTGCTTAACCCGTTCGTTTGTATTGTGCAGCATTTTCTTTATATTTTTACATTTGGTTATATGGTCATTTACCATTTCCATCTTTTTTTCATTATCACGGTAAAACCAGTATATACCATC